GACGATGATAAGCCTACATTTGCAGGAGAGGACAACAACAAAAATAGCTCTACAGGGGCTACTACTGCACAAGTAGAGTCGGCAACACAGACCTCTCAAACAGCGAATGCTAATACAGACTATACACCTGGAACAGATCAGTTTGACAACCAAGTTGAGTACGATGCTGATTTCTACAATCAAGGCGGTATGGTAAAACGCCGTAGCAACAAAAAGAATAAAAAGAAATAGTAACACTACAATACTATCCATATAACTATAAGGCTACCCAGCGCAGTGCTGGCCCCAACATAAGGAGAAACAAATGCCTGAAGTAGAACAAGTAGAGGTGCTCTCACCTGCACATAAACGTAACGCAGCACGTATTAACAAAGATGAGCAGGAACTAAAGGAACTAATGAAACAGGCTGGGATAAGCCAAGAAGACGATGAAACGCAGGAAGAAACCACCGATAGTGAATCCAGTAGCGAAAGAGTTGAGAACGCCTCAGTTCAGGATGAGGGTGTACGCGAACAAGAAGCGAAAGAGCCAGTTAAAGCCGAAACACAAGAAGAGGATGACACTGAGCTAAACGCTGAAGAGAAGAACTTTAAGAAACGCTACGGTGACTTACGCCGCCACGTTCAAGAGAAAGAACAAGAGTGGAAGGTAAAGTTTGAGCAACTACAGTCTCAACTGGATAAGGCTACAAAGAATGAACTTGTATTGCCTAAAACAGAAAAAGACATTGAAGCTTGGGCTAATAAGTATCCTGATGTAGCTGGTATCGTAGAAGCTATTGCAGATCGTAAAGCTGAAGAACGTTCATCTGATATTGATAAGCGTTTGAAGGAAATCGAAGAGCTACGTGTAGACGCTAAACGTCAACGTGCAGAAGCTGAGCTACTACAGCTGCATCCTGACTTCGAAGACATTCGTAATGATGATGCTTTCCACGATTGGGCAGAATCACAGCCTAAAGTCTATCAAGATGCTTTGTACGAAAACGCAGAAGATGTACAATCTGTAGCACGTGTTATTGATATGTACAAATTAGATAAAGGCATTAAGAGTACTTCTAAGTCTACGTCTAGCGATAAAGGTGCTGCCTCTTCAGTACGAACTAAACGTAGCACACAGATTCAAGAAGATGATGCATCTACCTATCTAAGTGAATCACAGGTAGCTAAGATGTCAATCAAAGAGTATGAGAAGCGTCAGAAAGAAATACTAGACGCACAACGCTCAGGTAAATTTATTTATGATATGACAAAGTAATGCTTGACATTCTTGTTCACATAAGTAAAACTATAGTATATACACCCTAATAGTGTGTATGCTTTAATTAGCACTAGCCACACAAAGAACTACCCAGACATTTAGGCCCAGCGCTCTACTAAGATAGGCCAATCTGATTGAGCTAAGCTGACTACCCTAATATGAACGGCCTCTTTAGTGGATATGTAGTGTATCAACATCACGCCATATCTATAAGGAGATTTTAACTATGGCTATTACTTCCGCATCGGGTGGATTTACAGGTTCCAACTGGTCCCCAATTATCTACTCAAAACAGGCACAGATTGCTCTACGTAAATCTGCTGTCACAAACGCAATCACAAACAACTCTTACTTCGGTGAGATCGCCAACCAAGGTGATGTGGTTCGCATTCAGAAAGAACCAGACGTAACTGTTAACGCACTAGAGCGTCACACAGGTATTTCTGTAGAGAAGCTTGCAAACGAAGACTTCTCACTAACTATTGACCAAGCTAACTACTTCGCATTCAAAATGGATGACATCGAAGATCAGTTCGCAAACGTTGATTATGTTAGCCTAGCTGCTGATCGTGCAGCATATAAAATGGCTGACGCAATGGACACAGACGTTCTGTCTTACTTGTCTGGTTATACAACTGCAGGTGTAGCTATCTCAACTACATCAGGTGATGCACAGCACGACACAGCAGGTAACCTAACAGGTGAATGGCTAACAGCTAACCACTTGGATGCTACAGACTTCTCTAGCTTGACTATCTCAGGTTCAGCTTCAGCAGGGGATTCTATTCCACTAGCACCACGTCTACCAGGTGCAACTGCATTGTCAGCAACTACAGTGTCACCACTAACAGTCGTAGCTCGTATGGCTCGTCAGATGGACACAGCAAACGTTGACTCACGTGGACGTTGGATGGTAGTTGACCCAGTATTCATCGAAATGCTAAAAGACGAAGATTCACGTCTATTGAACGCAGACTTCGGTGGTTCAGGCTTGCAGAACGGTTTGGTATTGAACAACCTACACGGCTTCCGTGTATACGTTTCAAACAGCCTACCAGCAGCAGGTACTGGCGCAGGTACTTCAGGTACATCTGCACAGTCAACTAACTACGGTGTTGTCGTAGCAGGTCAGGAAGAAGCAGTAGCTTCAGCGGAGCAAATCAACAAAGTTGAGAACTACCGTGACCCAGACTCATTCGCAGACATCGTTCGTGGTATGCACCTATATGGTCGCAAGATTCTTCGCCCAGAAGCTCTTGTGTCTGCAGTATACAACGCTGCGTAATAACGTATAGACTATTGGGCTGGCTTTCTATAAGCTGGCCCTTTAGCACATCTAACGGTAGGATAACTCTATGGCTACTTATGTCGCACTAACAAATGAACTACTACGTAGACTTAATGAAGTTACACTAGATATTGCTGGTGATGGCTTTGACTCAGTACGTAACGTTCAGGCACTAGCTAAAGATGCAATTAACAGTAGTATTAGACTTATTCTGCAGGACGGTCAAGAGTGGCCTTTTCTTAAAACTACTTACACACAAACCCTTACAGTAGGCACACGTGAGTACAGCTTTCCCTCAGACTACTCTAGTGCAGACTGGGATACGTTCTATCTAAAGAAGCTTACCTCTCAAGGTAACAGCCCTATGCGACTAAAGGCGATGTCTTATGAGGAGTACATACAGAATGTTCGCGCTTCTGATGATGAAGGTGACACAGTGAACGGCGATGGTCCTCCTATTCGTGTATATCAAACACTAGGTGATTCTTTTGGTGTAACACCTACGCCTAACGCAGCGTATGAGGTTGAGTATACATATTGGTCTTACCCTGCTGATATGGCTTTATATGATGACGTAGCAGTTATACCTGATCGTTTTAAGCACGTAGTTATTGATGGTGCTATGATGTTTATGATGCGCTTCCGTAGTAACGAACAAAGTGCAGCTATGCATCAGAATAACTTTGAAGATGGTATTAAGTCTATGCGTCGAGTATTGATGGATGACCCCTTGTCTGTACGCTCTACAGTACTTTCTCGCTCAGGGACTAGCTCTTTTAACGGCGGTATCTAATGGCTGATAACTTAGCATCCTTCAAGGTATTCTGCCAAGGTGGTCTTAACACCAACCGTGATGTGTTATCACAAGGTGAGACTTCTCCTGGTTCTGCTGTTAGTTTGATAAACTACGAACCTGCTGTTACGGGTGGTTACAGACGTATCAGTGGCTACAGTAATGACTACGGTACAGTTCCAGGTACAGGCAGTGTGTTAGGTGTTTGTGTTGCTAATGGCGTTAACGATGGTATTCTGGCTGCACGTAAACCTTCGAGTGGTTCAGACTACTTACACTACTGGGATACAGCTACAGAAGCTTGGGTTGCAGTAACTATATCAGGTAGCCCTACAATGACAGGTGTTACTAAGGTACGTTTTAAGCGTTATAACTGGGGTAGCTCTAAAGTAGTTCTTACTGATGGGATTAACCCTGCAGCTACATATGATGGTACTACTTATACGCAGATTACACACGCTGATGCACCCAGCGCACCTAAGTACTCTTCTATATTTCAGAATCACGTATTCCTATCAGGTGATAGCACAGAGCCTACTAACTTATACTTCAGTGCACCCTATGACGAGACAAGTTTTGCTGCTGGAGATGGTGCTGGTGTTATTAATGTAGGTTTTCCTATTGTAGCTACTAAGGCTTTCCGTGATCAGTTATTCATCTTTGGTGTAAACAATATTAAAAAGCTTGTAGGTAACAACATATCTAACTTTGTGTTACAGAACGTTACAGATGACCTTGGATGTCTAGCTACAGATAGTGTTGTTGAAATTGGTGGTGACGTATTCTTTTTATCACAAGATGGTTATCGTCCTATTAGCGGTACTAACAAGATCGGTGACGTTAACCTAGAGTCCATCTCTCGTAACATTCAGTCTATCTTTACTGAGGTTGTACTTGAAGAAGACCTAGAGGCATTATCCTCCGTAGTTATTCGTGAGAAGTCTCAGTTCAGAGTATTCTTTGCTGTAGGTGACTCTACTGGTTTGATCAGTGGCATACGTTCAACACCTCAAGGTAATATGTTTGAGTTTGGTCAGCTTCTAGGTATTGAGGCTACTTGTGCAGATAGTGGGTACATTGGTCAGTTTGAATATGTATTACACGGCGATAGTGGTGGTAAAGTTCACAGACAAGAGCAGGGTAGTAACTTTGATGGTGATGACATCTTTAGTCTTTACCAAACACCGTTTATCCATATGCAAGACCCTGAGCAACGTAAGGTAATACATACAGTAGCTACATACTTACGCTCAGAAGGTGACAACGAGATTGCTATGTCTGTTTTGTACGACTATGAAGCGTTTGAAACACTAAGTCCTACAAACTTTACACTAATCACTGAAGGTGCAGCAGCGTACTACAACGAAGCAATCTACGATAGTACAGCTATCTTTGATGGTAATCCAGCACCAGTAATAAGAACAAATGTATCTGGCTCTGGTAAGTCAGTATCTTTTAAGTACGTAACAAATGATACAAATGCATCACACAGTATTCAAGGTTTAGTTGTGACGTTTGGAGTAGGAGACAGGTTATAAAATGGCAGGTTATAGCAGACAATCAGCAGCCGACATTATCGCTAGTGCAATTATTCGTGCTGCACCAGTAAACGCAGAGTACAACGCTATTCGTGATGCGTTTGCTTTCTCAGGTGGTCACAAACACGATGGTAGCTCTACAGAAGGTGCTTACGTACCTCTGATTGCTGATACTGACGCATTAAACAAAGTTGTAGTTGATACAGCAAATAACCGTATTAGTATTTACAGTGAAGTAGGTGGTGCTGCAGTAGAGCAAGTACGCATTCAAGACGGTGCTGTTGTTCCTGTAACTGATGATGATATTGACCTTGGTGCTGTAGGTGCTGAGTTCAAAGACTTGTATATAGACGGTATTGGTTATATTGATTCTGTCGTAATTACAGGCGGTACTATTGACGGTACAGTAATTGGTGGTACTACTCCTGCTGCAATCACAGGTACTACTATTACAGGTACATCTTTAGTTGGCCCTGTCACAGGCGATATTACAGGTGATGTTACAGGTAACTTAACTGGTAACGTAACGGGTGATGTTACAGGGAATGTAACAGGAAATCTGACAGGTAACGTAACTGGAAATGTAACAGGCAACGTCACAGGAGACTTGACTGGTGATGTAACTGGTAACGTAACAGGAGACTTGACTGGTAATGTTACAGGTAATGTAACAGGTGACCTTACAGGTGATGTAACTTCTACAGGAACTTCTTCCTTCGGTACTTTAACTACATCAGGTAATGTTACTGTAGGTGGTACTTTAGGTGTTACAAGTACATCAAGTTTTACAGGAGCTATATCAGCAGGTAGCTTGACTACTACAGGCAACTCTACTCACGCTACTGTAGACATCAACGGAGGTGCTATTGATGGTACTACTATTGGTGCTACTAGTGCTTCTTCTGGTTCTTTTACAAATCTATCGTCATCTGGACTCGCTGGACTGGCGACTGTTAATATTGACGGTGGCACTATTGACGGTACTGTTATTGGTGGAACAAGTGCACAAGCTATAACAGGCACAACCATCACAGCTAACACAGGCTTTACTGGTGCTCTCACAGGTAATGTAACAGGTAACGTTACGGGTAATTTGACTGGTGATGTAACTGGTGATCTTACAGGGGATGTGACAGGTAACGTTACAGCTTCTACAGGTACAACTACCTTGAATGACTTGGTAGTGAACGGTACTGTAGACTTCACAAGTACAGCACTGTTGAACGTTAGTGATCCTACTACTGCACAACAAGCTGCAACAAAGAACTATGTAGACACTAACGATGCACTCAAGTTGAACTTATCAGGCGGTACAATGTCTGGTGACATCACTATGGGTGATAATACTGTTACAGGTCTAGGCACACCTAGCTTGTCTACGGATGCTGCAACTAAAGGATATGTAGACACAGAGGTAGCTGCACTTGTAGATTCAGCACCAGGCACACTAGATACGTTAAACGAACTAGCTGCTGCGCTGGGTGATGATCCAGATTTTGCTACTACTATTACTACAAGTATTGCTACTAAGCTACCGCTAGATGGTGGTACAATGACAGGCGACATTACGATGGGTGCCAATGCAGTTACATCTACTGCTACACCTGCAACGAATGACACACTGACACGCAAAGGCTACGTAGACACTCAAGACGCACTGAAGCTAGACCTGACTGGCGGTACTATGTCGGGTGCTATTGCTATGGGTACATCTAAGATCACAGGCTTGGGTGACCCTACAGCAGCACAAGATGCAGCAACTAAAACGTATGTAGATACACAGGACGCTACTAAGCTGAACCTGTCAGGTGGCACTATGACTGGTGCTATCGACATGGGTGCAAACAAGATCACTACTACCTATACCCCAACAGATGCAGCTGATCTAACTACTAAGACATATGTAGATGGTATTCTAAGTTCAGCTACAAGTGCTGCTGCTAGTGCTGCGGCTGCTGCCACAAGTGCTACAGAAGCTGCAAGTTCAGCTAGTGATGCAGAAACAGCACAGCTAGCTGCTGAGAACGTATATGATGACTTTGATGATCGCTATTTAGGTGACAAAGCAAGTGCACCTACAGTGGATAATGATGGGGACGCACTAGCAGTAGGTGCTTTGTACTTTAACACTACTGGTGGGGCTATGTATGTCTGGAACGGTAGTTCTTGGCAGGGAGTATCACCTGATCTAGTCGGAGACACAACGCCACAGCTAGGTGGTAACTTAGATAGTAACGGTAACGATATACTGTTTGGCGACAACGACAAAGCCATCTTCGGTGCTGGGTCTGATTTGCAGATTTACCATGATGGGTCGAATAGTTATATAAAGAACAACACTGGCGTGATGCGTATTCACGGTACGGAAGTTCAAATTAAAGACGAAGACAACAACGAAACACTTGCTATTTTTAATCCGCAAGGTTCAGTTGACTTGTACTACGATAATAGCAAGAAACTCGCCACCACCAGCACAGGTGTAGACATCACTGGGACTTTGACCAGCGATGGGCTGACTGTGGATGGGGATGCAAACCTTAGTGGAACAGCAGTTAATTTTGATTTAGATGAAACGGACACAACGGATTTAAACACACGGTTTAGACAATCCGCAGGTCAATTATTCGTTCAGACAGCTAATGACGCAAAAAGCCTTGGCTTTAATCGTTTAAATATAAACCACTCCACAGGCGATATCAGCTTCTACGAGGACACAGGCACCACGCCAAAGTTCTTCTGGGATGCGAGTGCGGAGAGCTTGGGCTTAGGTGCAACTAGCTTTGCTGGTGAAACGCTGCGGATGGAGCGCAGTGGTGACATGATTTTAGGTTTGTTCTCAGGTGCATCTAACGGCACTTTCCTAAATATGGGGACAACTAGCAATCGTGATATTGGGCAGATTGGCTATACTCAATCAACAAATCACATGTTCTTCCGCACAAACGATGCAGAACGCATGCGCATCGACAGCTCAGGTCGAGTTGGGATTGGGACGAGTTCGCCATCGTCATACAGTTCCGCAGCTAATAACCTTGTTGTTCAAGATACGGCTGGCGAAGGTGGAATTACTATTGTCAGCACAAACACTGGATCAAGCAACATCTTTTTTGCTGACACAGATGCAGCGGTGCAGGGTCAAATTAAGTATCAGCACTCTGGCGACTATATGCGGTTCTATACAGCTGCATCAGAAGCCATGCGCATAGACAGCAGCGGTAACTTGCTGGTGGGGACTACTGATACGAGTTTGTATAATAACAGTGGCTCTGGTGAGGGTATGTCTTACTTTCCAAGTCAGTTCTTAACGGTTGCTACATCTGGACAAGAAACAGCTATTTTTAACAGACTTTCATCCGATGGCGACATTTTGCAGTTCCGCAAAGACGGCTCCACTGTGGGTAGCATTGGGACAACAGCGGGTTATGCTTACTACAACGGAAGCCAATCTGGTATAGACTTTTACGGGACCAACGCACTGCCGACATCGGGGGGAAGCAATGTTGCCGTAGATGCTTTCACCAGTTTGGGAAATGGCTCCTTCCGTTGGAAAGACCTCTACCTGTCTGGCACTGCTTATGTAGGTGATAGAATATCTCACGAT